AACTTTGCTATAAGCGCGCAGAGAGAATAAAAGTGCGCGAAATTTTATTACAATGCAACCGACAGCGAACCCGAATAAAAAGGGCGCGCTGCTCGGTTGTTTTTGTTTGTATAGCCTTAATTTTTAGGCATATCTACCCACGAACGAAACGAAAACGAACTAAGAAATGACAAAACTAAACCCCCACAAGAAGGCGCAGGCGATGAGATTGGCGCGTTTGCAGATTGCAAGCAAGCTCTATTTGCGCGGTTACTCATTTAGAGCTATCCGAGAGGAGGTGATGCGCAGATTAGATTTGAAGACATACTCCCTTGATACGGTCAAAAAAGACATCGACCTTCTTTTGAAAGAGTGGAGAGAAGAACGCATTGACGACATGGACGCGTCTATTTCCCTCGAATTGGCGCGTATTGACGCTATCATCGTTGAATTGTGGGCGCAGTGGGAGAAGAGCAAGCAGGACACGGAAAAGACCGCGACAAAGAAGAAAGGTGCAGCGAAACATAGCGATGGCATCACTGGCATTGAAACTCAAGCAATCGAAGAAACGCGCGCAAGCGTCTTGGGACTTGGCAACGTGGCATATATCTCGGAAATCCGCGCGCAACTCACAGAGCGCAGAAAGCTACTTGGACTATACAGCCCCGAAAAGCGCGCCATCACAGAGGAGGTGACGATAACTCAAAAGCTCCCCTGCGAGATGAGCGTTGAAGAGATTGAAGCCGAGATAAAGGCACTAAAGATTACGGACGTAACAACAGCAACAGAATAGAAGAATATAAGGGCCGATGAACCGACTAGAAGCACTACAACGAGAGCTCAAGAGAAGAAAGGCGGTGTTGTCTTTCCCAGACTTCTTGGACTATCTCGACCCAAACTACAGTCGGCAGTGGTTTCACACGATCATCGCGCAAAAGTGCCAAGATTTGCTGCTTAATAGACTTCCCACACCGCGCCTTATGGTATTCGTTCCACCACAGCACGGAAAGTCGGAGATAGTATCGCGCAAATTCCCTGCGTGGGCTCTAGGCTACAACCCACGCTTGAAAGTCGTTGGAGCAAGTTACGCATCATCCCTAGCACAAGGATTTTCTCGTACCATACAGCGCACCATCGACAGCGAAGAGTATAACGAAGTCTTTCCTCGTACATTCCTAAACTCTCAAAACGTATCAACGGACGCAAAGAGAGGATATCTGCGAAACATTGACATCTTCGAAACCGTAGGATTTGGCGGATTTTATCGTGCCGTTGGAGTCGGTGGCGGCTTGACTGGTACTCCAGCCGACCTCGGCATCATTGACGACCCCGTGAAAGACGCACTAGAAGCAGCCAGCACAACGTATCGGGAGAACGTCTGGAACTGGTACACGGACGTTTTTCTCACTCGCCTACACAACAACTCGAAGCAGTGTCTAATTATGACGCGATGGCACGAGGACGATCTTGCGGGAAGGCTTCTTGCGCGAGAGCCAGAAAAATGGACGGTGGTGCGCATTCCAGCCATCAGAGAGGATTTGGAAGACCCCGAAGACCCCCGAGAGATAGGAGAAGCCCTATGGGAGGAACGACACAGTAAGGAGCGCCTGCTAGACGTTGAACAACGAAGCCCCAGAACATTTGCGTCTCTCTATCAACAACGACCAACAGTTGACGGAGGAAACATCATCAAGAAGGAATGGTTCGGACGTATCAGTCACGGAGAGTTTGAGCGCATAAGAAGGGGAAACGAAGCGTTCGTCTTCTTCCTAGACACAGCCTACACCGACAAAGCGACAAACGACCCAACGGGCATTATTTCTACGTGCAAAATCGGGAATGACCTCTATATCACCCACGCGCAAAAGGTAAATCTCAAATTCCCCGACCTTATAAAATTCATCCCGACCTACGTGCGCGACCACGGATATTCACCACGCAGCACAATTCGCATAGAGCCAAAGGCAAACGGAAAATCCGTGGTGCAACAACTACGCACGACAACGCAGCTCAACGTAACAGAAACCCCACCACCAACTGACAGCAAGGAAACACGACTAAACGCAGCATCCCCCACCGTGGAAAGCGGTAGAGTTATTCTTGTCGACGGAGCGTGGAACGAACTATTTACAGAGGAAGTCTGCGGATTTCCCTCGAAGCCCCACGATGAGTTCGTAGATGTTATGTGCTATGCCATAGATTACCACCTAGACAGCCCCTACAAAGCTATCGACCTCGGACGCATAGCAAGAGCCATCGGACGATAAAAACAACGCAAAAACAATCCAAAATGACATTACAAGAGATTTTCGCCTTGCCAGATGCAGCTAGCATCATCAAGGCACTAAAAACGAAAATGTACGTCCCCCCTGCGTGGAACCAGCTTGTGAAAGAATACGATCCAAGTTTGCACCCCGTAATGGACAGCAGCAAATACCCCGATGTCCTAACAGACGAAGGTATAACCCACGTAACGAGAGTTGGCATCGGCTTTCAGCAGTTGGCAGCAAATCGCATGGCGGAACTGGTCTGCGGCATCCCTATTAAGAGAGTATACAGCCCCGAAAACGACAAGCAGAAGGAAGCAGCTACTCTTATTGAGAAAATATACGAACGCAACCGCATAGACAGTCAGAATATCGACCGCTTGACGATGTTTTTTGCAGGTTGTGAGGTTATGACACTCTGGTATGCTCAAAACAGCAGCCCACACACGAAATACGGACGCCAAAGCACGCTAAAGGTACGTTGTAGGCATTTCTCCCCTATGCAGGGAGATGAGATTTACCCCCTTTTCGATGAGTTTGGAGACCTCATCGCAATGAGTGTAGCTTACACGCGTAAGGTGGGAGATAAGACGATGCATTATTTTGATACCTACACAGAAACTCAGCATTTCAAGTGGAGGAGCGAGAATGCGCAAGAGTGGGAGCAAGTCGAAAGTTCGCTTATCACGTTAGGGAAAATCCCTGCGATTTATATGTGGCGCAATGCCCCAATATGGGAAAAAACCTCGGGACTTGTCTACGAGATGGAAGAAAAACTATCACGCAATGGAAATTACCTGCGCGATAACTCGAAACCCCTCTTTGCCGTTTTCGCCAACGAAGCTATCAAGTATGGTGGGGAGGATATGGACGCATCACGTTCCGTTGTTCAGTTCCCACAAGGCAGCCAAGCACAATATATCACGTGGGAACAAGCCGTGGACAACCTTCGCTTTCAAATTGACTCCTTGCGTGACCTCTATTTCACGCAATTACAGCTGCCCGATTGGAGCTACAACAAGATGAGCCAGCAGGCACTCTCTGGAGAAAGCCGAAAGCAGCTGTTTATTGATTCGCGACTGAAAGTGACACACGAGCAAGGGCGCATTCTTGAGTTCCTAGACCGCGAGATGAGCGTTGTGAAAGCCTTTGCCGTAGCTATACTCGGAAAGGAGTACGAAAAGGAGGTGGAAGCCCTCTCCGTGGAACACATCATCACCCCCTTTGCCATCAACGATGACAAGGAAACCATCGAGAACTTGATGAAGGCTAACGGAGGAGAAGCCATCTTGTCGAGAAGGGAGAGCATCGAACTCTACGGACATAGTAAGGACGTAGAAAACACCATGAAGGAGATAGACGCGCAAAAGCAGGCAGCCGACATATTCTCACCAGAACCCACCATGTAACAAAAGGACTATATGGACACACAAAAAGTAAAACTCTCGCAGGTTACAGAAAACGTGGAGAACCCACGAACCATCACCGACCGCAACTTGCAAAAACTCATCACGAGTATTCTTGTATTCCCGAAGATGCTCGCCTTGCGACCTATCGTAGTGGACGACACTATGACGGCACTAGGAGGAAATATGCGCCTTCGTGCCTTATCTGCGATTTCAACCTTCAGCCCCGAGCAAATTGCAAACCGTCTGCAAGGTTGCACGGACTACGAAAAGAAGACACCAGCGGAGCGTGAAGCCCTCATCAACTATTGGCGCGCGTGGCTAGAAGAACCCACAACGGAGGTTGCCAACGACAAGACCCTCACCGAAGACGAAAAACGCGCGTTCATCATCAAAGACAACGTGGCATACGGAGAGTGGGACGAAGGCGCACTAACGGACGGATGGGATGCGCAGCAACTCGAAGAATGGAACATCGACACGTGGGAACAGGGCGATGAAAAAGTAGAAAAGGGAGAGAAGGATGACTTGTACACAAAAAAGATAATCTCTCCAACCTACGAACCAAGCGTGGATTGTCCAAGAGTAAAAGATTTGGTAAACACAGAAAAGGCTTCAACCTTATTAGAGAGAATAAACAACGCGAAAATTCCGAAAGAAATAAAGGAGTTCCTAACGCTTGCTAGTTATAGGCATGTAGTGTTCAATTACGCTAAAATAGCAGACTTCTATGCGCACTCTCAGAAACAAGTTCAAGAACTAATGGAGGAAAGTGCGCTTGTTATCATAGACGCTGAGCAGGCGATAGAAAATGGATACATGAAACTCGCGAAGGATGTATTTGAAATGTTTGATGATGCAGGGGAGGACAATGAAGAATAGTAAATACAAGCTGCCAGAAGACTTTTGCGCGTTTATATTAACGCATGGAAGACCTAACAAAGTTACGACATATAGAACATTAAGGGGAAATGGTTATACGGGAAAAATCTATCTGGTTTGTGATGATGAAGACGAAGCGTTGCCCCAATACAAAGAAAAATTTGGAGACGAAGTTCTCGTCTTCTCAAAAGACAAAATTGGAGAATCCTTTGATTTGGCTGACACGTTTCATTCAAAAAAGGGAGTTATAGTTTTTGCAAGGAATGCTTGTTTCGATTTAGCTAAAAAAGTCGGATGTAATCATTTCGTGCAATTAGACGACGATTACAGCCAATTCAGAGTACTGTTAAAAGGGAAAAACGATACTGTACTAAGGCGCAAAGCTAATCTTGATTTAATGTTTGGTGCATTTTTCAACTTCTACAGAAGTACACCAATCCTTTCGGCAGCCTTTGTTCAAGGAGGAGACCTTTTAGGGGGCGCGCACTCTCAAATGATAAAGAAGGGATATAAGACGAAAAGAAAAGCAATGAATAGTTTCTTTTGTTCACTCGATAGACCCTTTACATTTGTGGGAAGAATCAACGAAGACGTGAATACTTACACAACTTTAGGAATGAGGGGCGAGGTGTTTTTAACAATCCCCTTCTTCTACTTAAATCAAGCTACCACACAATCTAATTCTGGAGGTATGACAGAAACATACCTTGATGGGGGGACATATCTAAAAAGTTTCTATTCTGTTATGATGCAGCCATCATGTGTTAGAATAGAGATGATGAAATCCACGCACAAAAGGATTCACCATAAAGTACTGTGGAAAAATTGCACCCCTATGATATTGCACGAAAGATTTAGAAAGTAAGTTTATGCCCCACAAGAACTACGACATAGCCCACTTGCAAACGATGCTTATAACGGAGCATCGCATCAAACGCGTCTACGAGCAAGCAATCGACGACTTTATGCGCATTTACGACTGGATGGAGAAGCCAGAGAGCGAAGACGACACGCTAGAGTTCGACAAACAGCCACTCCTCAAGCCGCAAGTCGAGAAAATTATGAAGCGACTAGGGCAAGGGGTGAATGTCGTAGTTGTTGATGGGGTAAAGGCGAGCTGGAATCTTGCGCAGGAGAAGAACAACGAACTCACACGTAAAATTTTCGGACGCGCAAAAATTAAGAAGCTCACTCCCGAGCAGTTGCAGGCGTACTTCACGCGCAACGAAGACGGACTAGCAGCGTTTCTAGAGCGCAAAATCGCAGGAATGAATCTCTCAGACCGCGTCTGGAAACTCACCGCAAGTTTCAAGGAAGAAATGGAAATAGCCATCGAGCAGGGAATGCGCGATGGACGCTCGGCAGACCAACTAAGCAGAGATATACGACAATATCTCAAACAGCCAAATATGCTTTTTAGACGCGTGAGGGACAA